CAACGTAGCCGTCTTGCTCAGGGTAGTCTGGACGCGCTGCTCGTTTCAGGATGCCCCCAGTAATGCCCTGGTGCATGAACATCGAACGCGCCGTATCAATGAATCCAGTGTTGTCAATCTCTGCTTGGGTAGCAGCACTGGCTGCAGCGTTGGCCTTGACGACATTGTCATAAGACGCTGTCTCCTGCGAAGTAGCACCAAGCCCAGCTACAAAGCTGGCCGAAGCCAGTGATGTGATAGTGTGAGGGTAGTCGGAAGCCTCGCTGGTAGCTTCCTCGTTGTATGGCATCTTCGTGCCAAGGTCTGCCTTACCTTCTTGACCACCATATGTAGTAGCCGCAGCAACAGCACCGACCTTCGGCACGTTGTCCTCGCCTAGCACCCGTGCAGCGTAAGCGGCATTCTCACCCCGTGGGTCGCGTTGGGTGCGCCACTTAGGCCCGTTGTTATAAGCACGCAGGGCGGAGACGATATCCCCACCCTCACGCACAACGTCTTCCTTAAGGTGGTTCATCGCAACGAACAGCGAATCGTGGAAGTCGTTAGGGTCAGCCTTGATGCCCAACTTCTTCTCGAACAGCGCTTTGGTCTTGGGCATCAGCCCGAAGTGCCCTTGCGCCCTAGCAGAGCTAAGCATCTGCGTACCACGGGCCGACTCAGCACGCCACATACCGTCGAACACCGAAGCGTCAACGCCAGCGTAACCCGCAGCCGCTTTCATAGCGTCAGGGATTGACAGTTTCTTGAAATCTTCGATGTTCATGGGTATCCTTATTTACGTTTGGAATCGTGGTACTTCTGCCACTTCTCCGGACCAGCGTAGATGCTTGGTGCGTTAGGGTCTGCGCTGTATGTAATGTTAGGGCCAAAGCGCCACCAAGCATCACTAGTACCATCACGCGTCTGTTTAGACTTCAGCATCACCTGCTCTGCGAGGAAGTTGTACTCAAGCTGTGCGGTGCGTTGTTTGCCATCCTTGTACCCGGTGATGACTAGCATATCACCTTGCCGATTGATGACAGGGACATCCATGCCACCAGCTTTGATTACTGCCTCGTCGATGATGTCGCCAACGTGACTTCCGAACTCTTCTCCGGATGGGATAGCGAACTTAGCCGTACCGTCAGGGTTCTTGAGTCGCTTCTGTAGATCGTCTCGCAGGTTCGGCCTCTCTCGGTCTTGCCAGAAGTACCCGCCTACTACGTTCAACCCAAGTTGTTGAGCACGAGCCAATCCGAGTTTGAAAGCAGATTCCTGTCCCTCAACCTTGCCGTACAACTCAGCAAATGGCTTGACCTTATCTGCCAGGGCTGAGGCCATGGACTCATTGAAGTCCCGCGCCCCACCGAACACTTCCGGCATGGTATAGCTCAACTCCTTAACGGCAGTCTTCGAAAGCTTAACAATGTCCTCCTTCGAGCCTAGCTTCCCATGGGTGCTGTCCGCTGCAGTGCCGAACGATACGTTAAACGCAGTGTTCAAATTGGCAATAGAGTCAGGGTCTTTGGCACTGATCGCTTGCGGGTGGATGGTGCTGAACGCACGGAACTTAGCGTCAGCATCACCGTAGTACAACGCAGCAGCGGTCGGTGAGTTCTCGTTGAGCTTGCGCCATCCCTCGTACACGTTGATGAAGCTGGGGCTAGCCCCGCCGACACCAACAGCACCAATGACCATACCGCGCAGCCGATCAACCACTACCTTGTTAGCGTAGCGGCTACCGTCAGCAGAGCGGGCAACGGCAGCGAAGTCAGCCGCAGGAGTCGAGATAGCTGAAGTGAATAACGGCAGCATGCGGCCAAGTGCGAACTTGGTCACGTCCTCTTCCTTGATGGATGTGGTCGACGAGACTGCACCCAGTGTACCGTCATTGAGGGCAGCTTCCATGGTAGACTGATCCACCTTAGCAGCGCCAGCCTTGTCACCAGCAATCCGAAGCGCCTTAGCAGTGGCGTCGTTCTCTCGCTTCTGATGATCCATAGCTGCCTGGATAGCCTGGGCTGTGCGCTCACCGTAAGATGCTACGATGTTAGGATCGAAGAAGTCCGTAGCGCTACCAGTCCGTCGCTTGTAGTCTGCGTTCATGTCGTTAACTGCAGACATGACATAGTTACCGTCGACGTTCGGAGTGGGTCGTTCTGCTAGGTTCTTGAGCGAGGCGATACGCTGCCCGTACTCGACACCGTACTTGGTACGCCACTGCGATTCGTTAGCGTCACGGCTGCGCTGAATCTGCGCCCGCTGCAACGGGGTAAGCACTTCAAACATGCCGACTTTCGTCATTGCGTTTAGTGCGTGGAACTGCCCTTGCTCCGCCATAAGCATTGCACTGGCAGTACGTTGCTTCTGCACATGCTCCAGGTCGCGGCCGACAGCAGGCACAGTCAGCGCACCCACAGACGCTTGCTGCTCTGCGAAGTCTGCTTCTGTCAGCGTACCCTCAGCGAACATCATACCAGCATTCTGCAGCCGGGTGGCCGCAACCTCAATAGCGTTGGCCTCTTCGCCAGCAGCGTTCTCCTGCATCCAGGCGTAGTGCCCTGTAGCCTGCCGCTTCATGACTGCGGGCAGATTGCGCTGCACCGAAGACATGATGGCAGCGTCAGTAGGAGCATGCCCCGTGAGGGAATCTTGCACCTGCTTGGTGAAGAACGCATTGGCGGCAGCCGGTGGCATCTTACGAAGCTCAGGCATGTCGTTCTCGATCTTGAGGAGCACGCCATTAACCTTGGCCTCTGTGCCATACTGCCGAGCGCCCTCCACGGTGTCGCTGTCTCCGAACACGCGGGACCAGCTAGGCTGATCGTTTGCGATGTCGTTGACAGCTTCACCGTTCATGGCCCGGGACATGCCGCTAACAAACGCAGCGGTGCGCACGTCCTTAATCTCTTTGTCCATCATGCTAGCGCCGACTTTCATCAGCATGTCCAGCGCAGGGCTAGGTGCAACTTCGACGCCACCTGCAGCGCGTGTGATAGCGCCGCCAGCCTGCGCCCCAGCCCCCGCATGGATGCTGCCACGGCGAACTGCAGTGCTACCTTGGTCACCGGGAACCTTGAAGCCAAAGGTTACTATCTGTCCTAGCCCCTCAGTCGGTGCACCTAGTGTATTCTCGTTTGCCATTAGAGTCGAGGCCCTGTGTTAAGTTTGGGAGACCACCCGAACCTTGCGGCTGAGTTGTCAAGAGTGAACGGGCTACTAGCAGCTACTGCCTTAGTCCCGAAGCCTGGGAAGTTAGCAGGCAAATACCTACCAAGCGCCGCAGCGCCTGCCTCAGCCACGTTGCCCACGCCTACCTTCATGACAGTACCCATCACGCTGTTCAGCATAGCTGAGGCGTTGCTCGGTGCATTGCGCTCTTGCGCGTAGGACAATTGCTGATCCAGTGAGTCAATAATCAGGCTGCTATCAAGCCCGCCGATCATCTGTCCCATGATGGACTTAGCACGTTGCCCTACTTCAAAGTTTGCTGTGTCCTGGGACTGCTGCTGTAGCTCGTTGCTGATGCTAGAGCGAAGGGCGGTAGTGGAGTTGACCATATCAACAACTTGCCCGCCGATGCCAGCGCCAGCTTGACTAGCTACGGCTGCACCGTACTCTTCTAGCCTGCGCACACCCTCCAACACATCCTCGTTTATCGCCTGGTCCGCAGCCCGCAGGCCATTGACAATGTTGGAAGCGTAAGCACTGCCACCATCATCAAGGGAGCGGTTGTTGTTAACAGACTGGACATACCGTGCAAGTGACGTCTTACCTGCTGACTCAGCGTTGCGGGCCCGACGAACACGATTCTCAGCTTCTGCGTTAACAGCGCTAAGCCTCGTGTCAATCGCAGCCTGCTCTTTCTTTCCTTGGTTGCCGAGCCAGCCCATAACAGCAGCCCCTGCAAGTAATTGCCACATGAGTTATGTCCTTACAGACGTTGAGAGTTGTTGAAGAATTGCCCGACCCACTCCATAGAAGTAATGGTTAGTGGCAGCCATGTTTTCGCCCTGAACATGCTGGAGTAGTCCCGTGTCTCCTTACCGACTGGTACAGTGGTCTGTCCGGTATCTACCGGAACGCGGCCAAGGATAGCACTAGGTGATCCGAGCAGCAGTCCATTAAAGTCGATGACTACAGGGACAGAGTCTTTGCATTGCACCGTCACCACGAAACCGGATGAGTTCGTGAAGCTGACCGACAGCCGGGTAACCGTTAGTCTACCGGTAGTCACTGCGTGGTCACGACGATCCCGCACAAATGGGTTAGTCGGAGTGAATCCACTTTCCTGTATTGCCCCAGCCCACAGGCCCGTAGCCAAAGGAAACTCTGCTACTAACGCTGCCTGCTCAGCTAATGGAGAACCTAGGAATCGGTACTCCGTGCTAGTGTCAAACGCAGTGTACAATTCTCCAGGTGTAGTGGGCCTCATGCTTCCGTTATCAGCGGCAACGACGGCCCAAGGCCTGATCGAATCAAGGTACGGATACGTAGCAAGGCCAGAGTCTACAGGGCAAACATCAGCCACGACCCATACCTTATCATGCGCTACCCGCAGTGTATACAGAAGCAGGCCACTAGGGTGCGGAGACATTCCGATAATGACACCAAGCTCAGCAGAGAACGGCCAGCGGCCCCAAGCATCTTGCGCTCTCCCTTGCGTCGTGTCGGTATACGTAAACGCATACACGCTGTTGCGCACCCCTGTAGTGCGGAGGAACAACATCGCTGGCTTGGCCATCGTCACAAGCTCGATAGCCTGCCCAGAGAAGTACGTGTCAAGCTGGCTACTAACTGGGTAGGACTCCGGAGACTCAGCGACTTGGCCAGGACGAATCTCGTTCACGCTTGGGGATACAGCACCCTGCTTCGTGTAGAAGATAAGGCCACCAGCCGCTATCGGCGGGATATCAGAAGCACCCTCGTGGCTAGACATAACAGGCATGTTGGCAGACGTGGGACCAACGGCAGTTCTTCCGCTGATCGCGTACTGCCTCTTACCAAAGATGACAAGGTCTCTGTCGTAGAGCACCCCGTGTCGAAGCTCGTCATCCTCACTACCCTGTGACAACATCTCGAAAGCGTCGTTAGCTGGGGCCGTAAGCACGCTAGTTCTAAAGAAGTTCAGGTAGTCGCCTACCTTGCTCGCTCGAACCACGCTGCCTGCACCTACCAGGAGCCGATCCTGAAACACGCCTAGGTAGCTAATCTTCCTGCCAACAAAGAATGGTAGCGGGCTAGTTGACGCGTCACCCACTGAGCTAGCTACATACGCAGGGTGTGTACCTGGGATGATTGAGTTCAGTAGCGAGGCACTGCTAGCCAGATAGAACGTGCCACCAGATACCAAGCCGTAGATCAGTGCGTTGGTGATTGCATACGATACGCCAGCTCCTTCTACCCACGTGACCTCAGTGAACCCTGAGACGACAGCGCTGTCCTTAGCCTGAGCCTTCAAGTAGTATAGTTCCTCACTACCTTTGGCTCTGACCTTAACTACCTTACCGACGTAGTGGATCGCACTGACTTGATCAGCAGACGACACTTCGTTAGCGACACCACGAACCAGCGAACCATCACCACCGTCTTGCACAGTGATCGCCTTGACGTTATCAAAGATGACAGTGCTGTCCTGGCGGATAGCTGTAACTAGCCCGGCAGCAACGGCAGCGAGCTTGAGTTGCTCCGCGATAGCCTGAGGCTGAATGGCTTCGGCTGCAGTACCGATGTGCGTTGTGACCGCAGTGTTGTAGTCGTTAGTCAGACCGGAGACGATGGTAGCGTAGTTCGGATTAGTAACTGTCTTGATCGCAGTGTAATCTACGGTCAGGTCAGTCGCGCCAAGGTTACTCGAATGCACTACCACTTCATTGCCAGCAGCCGCCCAGCTGAACTCTGTGCTGTTCGCTGGCGCGCCCGGCGACACGTTTGTCATCACCGTGCTGCCCTTCTTCATGGTCAGCAGCGTAGGCGACCACTCGCCCCAGGTGAGGGTATGCTGGTAGAGCCCACCGACCAACCGAATGTACGCGCCTTCGGTGTGCGTCTGTGTACCGCCAGCAGGGTCAGCAGCGAAGGCTGGCACAGCGCTTGTGTCTAGCACGCCACCATATGAGGATTTCGGCGTGGTATACTCGAAAGCCACAACGGTGTCGTCAGTCTTCGTAACGCTAGCCTTAAACGTCCGACTGTAAGCACCACCTCTGATCCAAAGGACTGCCTTGTTTTGGTTAGCCGCAGCGCCCCACAAGTCAGTCGTTGAAGCTGTCGGCAGGATAGTGTTACCAGCAGCAAGCACGTACTTGCCGACTGATGTGATAGCCGATGCACCACCGCTCTCAAACGTATCCAGAACGGCGTCAACAACAGGCCGCACTAGCGGGAGGAACACCCGGTCTGTGCTATTGTACACAATGATGCTCGGTAGCGTACTACCAAGAATCCTGCCTGCAGAGCGGAACAACAGAACATAATCCCGCCCAGCGTTGCTGTACTCAAACTTACGCCACGAGTTAGTGTCCTCAACCATAAGGCTGTACTTGTCTACACTCAAACCAGTGTCCCACTCCGCAACGAACTTACTACCATGCCTGCGGCTCAACCCGTTAACAGGGTCCGGAAGCATGTTCACCATGTCAGTTACTTGCCCGTCGCGCCGCTCTTGCGGTGTCTGCTGCGACACTCCCTGTACGAGGTTACCGTATGCTCCAGATGCTTTCATGTGTATTCCTTACCAGATGGTGCGGGCTTGCCGAACGCGGGACTTAAGATGCTGCAGTCTAGCGTTGCTGTCTAGCAAGTTGTATCGGGATTGCCGAGTGGCCTCCGCAGAAAACTCGCGCTCGGCGTCAGTGTATATTGCAGACAGCGCCTTAGTCTTATTGGCGTCTGCGTCGTACTGAGTTTGAAACTGCATGACCGCTTTGTAACCAATGTAGGTAGACACAAGCTCAGGCAGGTCATCGAAAGGGATACGCCGAATTATCTGGGCGTCTACGCTCTCGGTAAAGATGTTCGTACCATTCACAGTATCGTACAGGACGCGGCCACGTTGGACAATGTCAAGCCGATTAGGAATAAGGATGTTGATTACATCGCCCGGAAGGTATAGCTTGTTGTCAAGCACGTTCGGGGTAATGGTAAGCTTCTCACGATTGAACCACCAGCCCTTAGCTTGACAGGCTGCGTCGTGTTGATCAATCATGTCGAGGCACGCGCCTCGGAATGTATGCGGATCAGACAGCGCATTGAGCGGTGCCTCACCCAGCGTTCCTAGCATGGTGTTAACCACCGTCAATGTTTGCATTATTTCTTCTCCAAGAAAAAATCCCCTCCCCGTGTAGGGAGGGGAGATTTAGCCAAGCGCTTACGCCACGGGCGGGCTTGACGGAACCGATTACGGCTTCTGGATCACGCCCGAGAACTCGGGGCGATTCGGACCAACGGAGTACGACATCCAAGCATCGACCATCCAGTGCTTGTAGACATCGTCCCAGAACACGCCGGTCGTCAGCGGGATGGTTTCACCAGCCAGCAGCGAGCGCGGCGAGAACGCAGCGGCCACGACCTTCGAGTAGTCACCGTTGTACAAGTTGCCGTTAGCGACAACGTCCATCAGGTGACCCGAGATGACTTCGCCACCGGGGAAGTTGTTGCTCATGACAACGGGCAGGCCGTAGGTCTTGAGAACCATGCCGTCGATACTCGTACCGTCAGCGGTGATGTAGTTGCGGTTGATCAGCATTTCGTTCATCGCCAGGGTGGCGAATTCCGTAGGCTTCACAGCGAGCATCACGTCATCCGAAGCAACGTCAACATCCTTCAACTGCATCTTGGTAACGAGGTCCACGATCTGAGCGTACAGCTTAGCCGGGTCCAGATGGTCGTTCGCGCCAGCGAAGGTGCTTTGCGAAGCGCCGCTATGGCCAGCACCGTTCACGCCGCTGTGCTTCGCAGCAGTCAGCAAGCCAGTACGGATAGCCTGAATGAAGATCGTCTGATCGCGGAACTTCGCAATCTTACGGCCGTGCTCGTCGCCGACTTCGCGCCGTGCGTCGTAGCTGGTCTGGAAGGTTTCCAGCAGCGGGAACACCGAGCGAGCCAGGACCACAGTGTCGATGATCAGCGTGTTCTTGCCGAACTTATTGACAGTACCGTCAGGCGGGGTGCCAGGGGTCAGCTTCTGCAGGGTCGATTCGCCAACGGCGAAGTTCTGCAGGACAGACGTACCCTTGACGGTACGCATCGGCAACCAGCCGGTCAACGCGCTCTTACGGGCAATCGTGGTTTCCACGACGCCGGTGTACTCTTCAATGTGAAGTGCGTCAATGGCGCCAGCAGCGCCAACTTGGCCTGGGCGGGTGATGTTAAAGGTATCGTCGAGTGCCATGCACTGCTCCTTAAATTGTTGATGGCAGGGAACCTTGAGTAATCCCCGCCATCAGCAGGATGTGAACACTCAAGGACTCTGTTATACCGGTACTAGATCAACCGCGCCAAG